GCTCGATCCCTCGAGGTGCTCGCTTTACGAAGCATGGACTCAGGCTCGCCCCGATGGAGCGGTCTAAGCGCCTTTTTCGCCACGCTCTCGCTCCCTTCGCAGTTTTAGGTACGCCGGGACATTCTCTCTAGCGATTTCTTCGCCGAGTTCTTCGTCATCCCCAGGCAAGTCACACTCCTCGAGCTCGTCGGGGTCGATCCCGAACACCTGTCTGGCAAACCTGACCCTGTTGTACTCGCCCGTCACTGCAACCGTCACAGAGACGGTGTGAGGGGACGCCTCGCGCTCTTGGTATGAAGTCACCGTTACGCGATGACCCGTGTCCATCCTGAACAACTTCCAGGGCGGGCACTTCTCCGCAACCCGCCGGACGTTGCAGGGGCGCGTCTCGCACCACTCCGCCCATGATTTCAATTGAGCCGCATCCGGCTCCCAAGCATTTGCCATTTTCGTTCTCCCTGGGCTCTCGCCCGTACCCGCAAAGGGCCGGGGCCCCCCCTTATGAAGCCCCAGCCCGTGCGACCTTACGCGGCCCACAAATCCGAGGCGCGATGAGTGGCTTTCACCCCCGGCTTTAGATCGACGTAGAACGCTTTGTTCACCAGATCGCGCAGTGACTCCATGTCGAAAATCTCGCCTTTCTCGGCGTAGTAGGTATGAACCCCGCCAGCCCAGTCGATGATTCTCGCCATGCTCTGCTTTCTGTTGAACGCGATAACGCAAGAACCTTGACGTAGGTTCTTGGTCTTACGGTGGAACCTGAGCGGGTGCATCTTGCGCATATCCCACTCGCCGATGATGTCCACCACCTTGATTGGTACGCTGCGGATCGGGGCACTCATGAGGGCACCTCGACGGACTCGCCGCAATGCGGGCACTGATAGCCCGCTGCGACGAGTGCCTTGGTGGATTTGCGTCGAGTTCCTGACGTGTCGCTCTTCATCGGAAGAGTTTTCGCCGCCGGGACGTCGCCCCGATAGGCGTCAATCCACACCGAGAGGCTCTGACTCGAGCAGCCAATGTGCTTGGCCCGATCGACCATCGGGAGGTGGTAGTTCTTGAGCGCGTACTTCACTGCCTTGGCTTTCAAGGCGGGCGTCCAATCTTGGTTCGTCTTTTGCCGCTTCTTTGCTTTTGACATTCGTACTCCTTGGGCTTTCGCCCGTCTTGAGACGGGCCCGCATCATTTCCCCCAGGCGTCCACTTTGAACGATTAGGACGGGCCCGCCTCGTTGACCGCTACTCGCGGATCAGTTCCATGCCTTGCTGTTCCAGACATAGCCCCACTCTGCCATTTCGGTGTGCCCCTCATCATCACAGCGGCAAGTCTCGTCGTCGCGGTAATGGTCTGGAGCCATGATGTAGTGCGGGCATTTCTGGATACTGGATCGCATCAGCGTTCTAATCTTGGTTATCTCGAGTGAGCCGCCAGGGCCCACAACACCTTTTGAAAATTCAATACTCATTTATTTGTTTCTCCCTGGGCTTTCGCCCTGCTATTGGATTTCGAGAATAAGTCCGATGCGCGAAACAGGGTATCCCGGTCTAGTTCCTCCAAAAGAACCGAGAATCGAGAGCCCGGTGATTCAACGTGCGAGATACTGACCACCTCTTCACAGTCCGTTTTTTCGTCAACGGGAGTCCAGAGGTACACATTGCCAGAACACTCACCGCCATCTGGGTCTTTCCAGTACATCACTTGTCCTATCATTATTGAATCTCCCCCTCGAGCATCGCAATGAATCGCTCCGAGTCCATGACCATAAAATTGTCGCAGCCCAACTCTTTGAAGTGACGCCCGGTTGTCGGGCCCCATGAGTTTGCAACGCGGATTTTCCAGATGTTTCCTGCTAGGCAGGAGTTTGGGAGTTCGCCGCGATAGGCGATGCAGGTCTGGTAAGAGAAGAAGAACTCGTTGCCCTCAGCATCGGTGAAGATGTGGGCTTCGGTTTTCCTGCCTGTTGGATTGACTAGCGTGGGTACTGACATTATATCCGTACCCCCTCGGCCCGAGCCCAGTTATAGAGACTCTCGTCATTCAAGACCCACAGTTCGCGTTCTTCGTCGTTGCGCCCTTGCGCCTCGTCGTTACCGAGTGCGCGGTCTATACACTCGTCCAACGCGCTGCGGTTCTCTCTTATGAATTGTCGCATTTGCATGATTTCGCTCTCCTATGGGCTGTTGCCCGTATGGGACTCGAAAAGCCGAGCCCGTCTTACATTCGTCCGAGCCCGTCTAGCCGAGCCCGTCTGACCATCTTCCCCCGTCCGAGCTCTTCTGTCAAATCTGCCGGCCAGGTGGCCGACAAATTCGTTTCTGACGGTTCGTCAGACCCGAGCGTTCCCCAGGTCTAAAATTTTCGCTCGAGCTCCCAGGTCGAGCTCCGATCCAATTCGCCTGGCCTTATTTTCTGCTCGAGGTTAAATTTGCGGCCCAAATTTTTTCTCCCAGGGCCGCCGGCTCGTGCAGCGGATCGCCGGCTAGAATTATGGGATTTAATCTGGGTCTTGAGTCTAGCGGGAGTTCATTCTCGCCGAGCGATTGGCGGAGGAACCCAAACCCTGATGGGCCACTTTGGCGGGTAGTAGTTGGTTGCTCTTGCGGCGCGGCGCTTCAAAAATAGAGCTTGTGCGCAATCCCATTCAACGGAGAGCCGCTCTCTGGTAGATCGATGGGCATCGATGCAATCCGAGCAATACTCGTTCCCAGCGTCATTCTCGGCGGTGCTGCGCGAATCCACGCGGTAATCGCAGTCGGTCGCTTCGCAGGCTATTGCGCCATCTTCCGAGCAACCCTCACACCAATCGGAAATTGTTTGCTTGGACCCCTCGCCCGTCAAGACTTGGCGCTGGTTCTCGTCATGCTTCCAATCGCCACAACGGTCGCAGACAAACGCGTGAGTAGCCGAGCAATCGTCACACATCGACGTTCCCTCGACATTGTTAGTGTCGTCGTCGGCATAGTATTCCTCACACTTCTCGCAATGTGTGGCGTCATCCTCAAGGCATGATTGACACCATGAGCAATCTGAGACTGAACCACCATAGTTATCGTCTGGGTACCTCTGGTCGCAATGTTCGCACCAAAAAGTATCCTCAGCGCAACCACCACACCACATCTCGCCGATGCTTTCTATCCATATCCCTCGATCTTCTGGGAAATGATCTTCACACCGCCCGCAAACTTCACCGCATCCAACAGAACCAGAGGTACTCGACGCGCTGAAGCTTCCAATATCGCCACGTCCACCACCAACAGTGAAATGTGTTTCGCATTCGCTCAAGCCGATGTTCTGCTCACCATCCAACCACGGAACCATGTATGCGCTATCGCCGTCTATCTTCCACGCGTGCAATCGGCAACCATTCAATGCCCTATGCGAATGCTTGTAACCCTGCTCATGTAGAGCGGCAATCAGTCTCGGAGGGTCACCATAGACTGAATTGTAAAGCTTGCTTTTCAAATTGACTACCGACCGTGCGCGGATTCCTCCGTCTGGTTTCTTTAGCCATGCAACGGCGACATCCCCATAGGAATAAGCCTCGACCACTTCCCTATTAACTCCGTCGATGCGCTGATGCTTGTTTGCCATGCATGACCGTGGGCCCGTTGTGTAGACGGTCTTGATATCTTCAGCAGTGATCGCAAATTGAATGGGGTTGCTTTCATGTAAAGCAGCATATCGGCTAGACCATTGCGATATCTCTACCTCGCTCAATATCGCGGGAAGCTTAATTCTGCTGCGCGTCCATTCCATCAATGCCACGTCGAAGCATTCTCTACCCTCGCCAAAATACTTCCTGAGATATTTTCCGGGTTTCATCTTCTGCTGAAGATCGGAAATCCCTTTACCGTAGTCGATGGTATATGCAAGCTTGCTGGGGTCACTCGCCGACACATGGGCATAGTGAGTGAACTGCACCGCAGAGGTTTGCCACCAATCCTCAAGCTTCCAAGGAAGATCGGCATAGGCCCCATTCGCGAATCTGTACCGCTCCCTTTGCTGCCATTCCGAAGGCATCTTTTCTATCCCTTGGCCGTAGCCGTTCAATACTTCCCGCCGACTAGATCAATCGGCGGGAAGCGATCAACCGCTAGTGGATGGTGGTAGTTGGCAGTGGTTGGAGTGTGCCACCAGCGGCGCGAATTATTCGCGCGCGGTGTGCAGTCCAATCGGCATTCTTGCCAATGAGATCCTGCGGTGTGAGCAGTTCTCGAGAGATACACTCTTCAGCAAGAATCAGCCTAGCCAAATCCAGGGTGGCCACATTGCCGCCGCTTGCTTTGTACCATCTGCTCACCTTGGGAGTGAACATTGCAAACAGCATTAGAGGAAGATCCTCCGTAGGAAGCGATGTAATTGAATCTACAATGATACTCGGGCAACCGTATTCAAGATTGATTCCGCTCTCTTCTATCTCGTCCAGCGTTCTAAATATGGTTCCGTGAGATGAAAACCCGAGCATAACTCTGGGCGTTTCTTTGGTTTTTTTGATTGTCACTTCTGCTCTCCGATGGTCTAATGACCGTTTGAACCGCTAGGTTCCAGAGCCAAAATTGGCTCCGAGATGAAACATTACCCTAAAGGAAGATCGACGCCAAAAAAAACCGCCAGCCTACTTAGCGCGTTTTTTTGGGTACAAATACTCTCCGATCCCAGAGCAATCCCTTACTAGGTCTTTTGCCTAGGTCTGGGAATAATTCTACGGCTGCACATCCAAGGCACATCGATACTTGCATCAATGTGCCCATCTTCATTCGCAATAGATCGTTGTCATCGCGACACATCTTATCGATCGTCGCAAGCGATACCCCAGAGTGATACGCAACATCCAATTTTGATAGTTGTGCTTTGTTCAGATAGCGAACTATGGGCGCATCAATTCTTTTCATCTATTAAGCCTACCCCCAAAACTGTTTTCTGCTGGTCGCGTACCAATCGGTGAGCAGCAAGTAAACGAATGGCCGAAGCAAACTCCAAACCTAAGCCCCCAAGGTCAAGCGCAACACTACGAGAAGATGCAAGCTCCGTCGCGACCATTGCATAGGCTGCGGTGCTAACTGGGATACCCCATCCGTCGCTTATTACCTTGAGGTCTGCGAAATCACCTTCTGTTATCTGGATTCGTAGGGCAATGGTGCGCTTTAATTCAGGGGGAAGCTTGCGACGTCCACTACTTCGGTTGATGTTGACTGACATCTACTATCCCATGTTGGTTAGAGAGTGAAGCCGGCGGTAGATCAATAGCCTCGAGATCATGCCATCCATTCGAGAGGTAGACATGAGCCTGGAATCTCGGAATACAATTGCAAATGGATTTCGAGAATAAGTCCGATGTGTAATGTGGTGACTGTAGCCATTAGTTAAATTTGGAATACGCTGAGAGCTCAATCTCGATACTTAGGCGCTCTTAATAGCCTGCATTTGCTTACAAGTTAGCGAAGGTCCCAATATGCAATGAGGCGAAGCCCCCCCACCCCCCCTTTTGGGGCCCCAGCGCCCGTCTTCCAGCGTTTAATTGGGTGTCTGTTCTGTGCCTGGACAACTCCCCACGCCTCTCCACGCCCAGCCCACTCATTTCGCCTTCCAGTGTGCGATCCCCGCTTTTTTGGCTCCGATCCAGTAGTTCCTCCAGAGGAGGTTCTCGAATCCCGCCACAGCCCCTTTTCGCGTAGAGGTAAGTTTCACGAAGGCAAGTTTCCAGCGCAGTGTAATTGCATCATTTTGCGCTTTAGTTCTCATATGAGTTCGATTTGCCCTGTTGCGTCACAGGTAGGGCAATCTTCGGAGTAGGTTCTTCCGGCTCGTTGGACTTTCTTTCTCCCGCCGCAGGTATGGCAGACGAGCCACTCTCGTTCATCGGATTCCTTGTTTTTTTCTTTTTTTACGAGTATTGCGAGCATGGTAACGACGGATTTGCAGAGGACCTCGATTTTGCCCTCGAGTTCATCGATAGAGTTCAGGATGGCGCCATATTTGACATCTTCGTGGTTCTGCATAGGTTTTGCTTGTATTGGCACCGTGTCATCTGGCGCAGTTTTTACGGGAGCATTTTCACTCATAGTCATTCTCCTGGTTAGAGGCATTCAGCCACAGGGCTGTTGCATTCCGGGCACTTTACTGGCGTCCAGGTCGATCGATATTGGGTAGTTTTCGTGGGATACAGGTGATTTACGGCTGTTCGCGCAGGGGTGTGCGTTATTGCAACGAATGCTGCTATCGCGCCGAGGGCACCTTTGTGGAAGTTTCTTCTGGTGCTCATGGAATCCTCCAGCCGGGAAGGATAGACAGGCTATCACATTTTCTTTTTTGGTTTTTTCGTTTTCGGGATTTTGCTGTCGAATCTTTTGATTGACTCTTCAAGGGACTTGATTTGCTTGTTCACTCGTTTGAGTTGGAGTCTGAGTGTTTTGCTCCCCGGCTTGCCAATGAACTTCGTCATAGAACCCCCTTATTGCATATCCAAAAGCGGAGGGTGGGGGAGGTTGGCGCTTGCTTCGCTACGCTGCCACTGCCCGCGCTTCGCGCTATATCTTCATCATTGGGGAAAGGGCTGCTGCTCCCGTGCAAGAACCGCGTTGTGACTTATTTAGTACGCGGAGTAGGGCTCGCTCCACGCGATAGCACTGAAAGGTCACTTTTGTCAAGTGAATTGCGCCCGCGGGGCCCCATCCCATCATACAGCCTCGTTTGGAAAGACGAGTTTACGATCCTCGAAGGCAATTCCGAGTGCATTCAGGATCTTTCGCTTGGTCTCATTTCTGCATCCGAAGTCGTGCTCGATGGATGTGATCGTGCGTAGCGAAACCCCCGCTCTCTTCGCCAACCACTTCTGGCTCATCCAGCGATCCTTCCGAAACTCACGAAGGTTGTTCTTTGCCTTCTTCCTGTGGTTCATTTCACCCCCCTTTGATATTGATCCTCCGGCCACAGTGGATCGTGTCCGCGATTGCTCGCCTGGATCGATCGGAGTCCAGCCTTTTCGATCTCCGTCGCCACCAGACACTTCTCGAATCGCTCTTTTTCAGCCTCTTCTTTTGGAAGCCGTATCACGACCTTGGTCATGCTTCTGCTGAATCTCGGTTTCATGTCCCGTCATCATGGCGCTGGCGTAAATGCACCCACGCTCATGCCCGTTGGAGTACCCACTTTCGTACCCGCAGTAGTAAACGATCATTCCGACGACGATGCCGCCGAGTAGTATTGCGCCATTCACAATCATGCGTAAGGTGGTCTTTCAGTAGGGGGGTGGAGTTGGTGGTGAGGGACAAAGAAGGCCCAGCGATTGGTGCCAGTCGGGTCTTTCCAGTATTCCTCGTTCTTTCCCTCGCGACCGAATGCCCAGCCGCGCACCTGATAGTGACCGTTGAATCCATTCAACAACCAATAGATCGAGTCGTCTTTGTCGTCTGGGTGCAGAATCAGCCGAGCGTTGGCGTGATGGGCCGTGCGAACTTCGTAGCGCCCCACATCCGGGCCGCGGAATGTTCCCACACCGCAGTTGTAGATCCCTGACCACTTAGCAAAAGCCATCTCGCCCAGGGTGCCTGCAATGGCGATCTTCCAACCGTCCTCGAGTGCCGCACCGTACACATCCGTGCGGTCTCCCTTTAGATTCTGGACCTGTCGCATCACACCGTTCATCGCCGCCGAGATCATCTCGGATGGCTCGAGGGTGACGAGATCATGTGGCAATTTTGTGTACCTCGCGATCCATCTTGGCCTTCTGCCACTCTTTCTTTGCGGCATCTGCCATGTGTCGCTCGGCTTCACCCAAGAACTGCCGGCCAACCGGATCGTTGGCCTCGAGGTAGCGCAGCGCGTTGCGCCATCGTGCATCAGAGCGTTCACGTTCGTACAGCAGCCGACGAATACGAGCGTTTCGTCTATCCACTGCCATGTTGAGTTGCCTCAACTGATGTGCCTGCTGCATCTTCTTGATGATCGACAGGTTGTACTTGTTGTCGTCAATCATTCCTGCCTCCCTTCACAAGCGTAAGCTTGGGGTCCTGTCCTGCCGGGTACCTGGTGGATGTCACCGCTGTATTTGGGTCGTATCTGATGACGCGAATGTCATGTCCTCGCTTGTTGGCCTTGGTGACGAACTCCGTTACCAAGCCGTATTCTTGGTAGATTCCGACCTCTCTCCACCATCCATCCTTTGCTACGTCGCGGAGGAGTACCAAGTACAAAGTCGGTACGTCATCCGTTTCCTTCACGATCTGTCCGATCATCTGGTTTCTCTCCATGAATCAAACGCTATGTCTGACTCTTTGAAGCAAGCGTCACACTCACACGGATCATTCCCGTGCGGACACTTGGCTGGCTCCATGTTCTTTACGCAGTAAGCGCAGAAGTCTCTACCTGCAACCTTCCACAACTGGTACGTCTCTTTGCCGCAGTTCTTGCAGGTTTGGAATGCGAGTACGTCTTCGAGTTCTTCAGTCATATTTGAGTCCTAACCCTTCGGAAAGGTCGAGGAATGCACGTCCAGCCACCGCTGGAACGACCCCACCTCCAATGGCTCGTAACTGGCGAGTCCGATCGGCCAATCCATTAGCCACTCGGAGAAGCGGGGATTCAACTGTCCATGGTGATGGCTCCCCGCCCCCGACGAGCCTTTCGTTGACGATCCGCCACGTTGAGCGAAGTCGGTCAAGCTCACCCCGGAGTGCGCGCCACTGCCGCTCTTGTTTCGTGAACCCGAACTTTCTGAGTCGTTCGCGGTCGGCGTCGGCAGCCTGTCCACTGCCGTCTGTAGATTCAAGCCACCCTCTCTCCCCTCCGACCAGGGCCCGGTGTGCATGTTCGCTGTTGGCGTCGGCAGGTTCTCGATCAACTCGTCCAGTTGTCCCCGCCTCTGACCCGGCGCGTAACTCCCCTTGTAATCGTTCGATCCCGGCGTTGGCATGTTGCGCATCATCCTCGAGAGCGAGTTGGTCGAGTCCTTGTCTGCGTCCCCCGAGATCGGAGTTGGCATGTTCAGGATCATCGACTCGAGGGACATCGCCCCCTTCGTCGCGTACTCGTCGCGATCGTCGCCTGGGTTTCCGTTGTTTCCCGTCCCACTTCTCGCAGCGGTCGGTGTGGGCAGCAAGAACAAAGAGGCGTCTTCGGAGATGTGGTGCGCCACACTCTGCCGCGGTGTAGATGCCGGGAGGCGCGAAGATGAAGCCCAGGTCGCGAAGTCCGTTGTAGACGGGGCCGAAGTCTTTGAGGAAGCCGGTGACGTTTTCGAGAAAAATGAGAGTTGGACAAACTTCTTCGACGATTCGGATGAACTCGGGCCAGATGGCGCGTTCGTCAGCATGACCGAGCTTCTTACCGGCGCCTGAATACGGCTGGCACGGGAGTCCCGCAGTGATGATGTCCACGCTGCCACGAAATTCGCGGCCTTCAAAGGTTGCGAGATCGTCCCAGATAGGCGCATGGCTGAAAGTCTTGTCCGCCATACGCGCGGCCAGGACTTCTGCACAATAGGTTTCCCGTTCCACGTAGCAGATGGTCGAGTAGGAAGACCCGAGGGCGAGCCGGATTCCGAGGTCCAGCCCTCCAACTCCGGCACATAGAGCCAGCCCATTCACTTTATCCCCTGGCTTCTCTTGAATGGTCTGGGTTGTTCTGTCGTCGGCAACGGTTCCATCTTCGGCGGGCCGATAGGGACACCATTCTTCTTGCGGTACTTGACGACTTCCAGCAGCGCAGCCACCGTTGCATCACGCATAGATTTGTCGAGGTCGTTGCTCTGTGCTGAGACTTCGATCTCGTATCCCTTGAGTTTCATGTTGCCAGCAACCGGCCTCCCGGTGATGCGAACGAGATACGAGCCGTCTTCAAATTTCGATACGGTCCAACCGCTGAGTTCCGGCAGGGCCGCGAGTACATTCTCCAGGTCCTCTGAGATCATGAGTTTCCTCCATTAGATAGTTTTCGACGTCGGTCATCCGCTGCTCGAGTTCCAGCACTGCGTACCAGAGCAAGACCAGGGTGCCGCCGATTGCGACAAGTGCGAGCCACTTCACGGGATCGGCACCATCAGGTACGCGACAAGGGCAGCCATCCCGCCCAGGCCGACGCCGATCGCAGCGAACAGTACGACGAGCAGCAGTCTTGGAAACGACGTCACCCTATCCTCTCGGGCCAATCGGACTGCCTGTCGGTTCATTTCCTTGCTCATCGCGGCCTCTCGATCCCGTGCTTCTTGAGCACGCGCTGGGCCCAGTTTCCGAGGATCGTGTCGGCGATTTCCCCGGCACCCTTCACCTCAAGAGCACATGCCATCTTGAAGATCCGGTGGGTCTCTGGGTCCACAACGATGTGCTTCCGGCTGTCTTTCGTGGTTGTTTCCATGGTGCCCTTTCGTGGTTGATATACGCCCTCGCTACCAGTAGACTACTCACTGAGCGATGTCAATATGTTAACAAATTGGAGGTCTTGATGGGAAGAACACACAACTTGGTCAGCATCATTCTGTACGACGAGCGGAGGGTTCGGCCCGATACGTTGCAGGCGATTCAGGACGCGGTGAAAAAGGGCGCGAACGGTACGATCATCCCCTGTGATCCTGCCACTATGGGCTCGTTTCAGCAGTTGATTTTCTTCGAGCCAGAGATCAAGGAACTGGTTGACCAGAGACTCGGCAATAAGGAAAGCGTGTCCCAGCGCCGCATTCGAGAGCGGCAGGAGCAGGCGGATCGGGCCAACCGAGATGAGTGATTTTACCTACGGTGGCCTCTCGAGGGGTCGGCTGGACTCCGTAGACACGCGGCTATCCGTGATCTTCTACGAGGCGATCAAGCACCTGGACATCAAAATCCTGTGTGGCCGGCGCGGCGAAGAAGCGCAGAACGAAGCGTACTCGAGCGGGCATTCGTCGAAGCCTTGGCCGATGTCGAAGCATAATGTCGAGGCCCCTGCGTTGAGCCCTGCCATCGACGCCGCGCCATACCCTGTGGACTGGAACGACCGGCGCAGGTTCGACCACTTCGCCGGGTTCATTCGCGGGATCGCTACCATGCAGGGCCTAGAACTCAGGTGGGGCGGGGACTGGAATCAGGACTACAAATTCGGCCCGGACCAGACATTCAACGATCTGGTACATTTCGAGATTGCGAAGAGCACCACTCGCTAGGACCCGAGATGGCAAAGCGAAGCAACAAGACGATGCTCCCAGAGCGATCCAACGTCACGATGGCGGAAGTCAAAGAGACGATGAAGGATGCCGAGGAACTCGATATTGCCGCACTGGCGCGCGAGCACAGTGAGGAAATGCTGGGAGCCTTGGTGGATATGGCGCAGCGTAAGGGTCGTGGCCGGAATCGAGCTCCCCATGCAGTCGCAGCAGCATCCGCAAAGACTGTGCTTGAGATCGGCCATGGCCGTTCCGCCACCAAGGAACGCGAGAACTCCGACACCGGATTGACCATCGTTATCAACTCCCTCACCACCGGAGTCCAGGTGGAAAAGGTGATTAGCGGCGATGAGTTGGCCGTGGATATCAACGATCCGATCGAGATTACTGGCAAACCAGTCAATTTAGCAGATGAATTGGTTGAATTTCGTAGTCCTTTGAGTAAGCCTTCCGATTAGGGGGACTCCTCTATGCGTATGAAATCACGACGGCCCACCGGCCTGGGCAAATCTGTTGACACACCGCCGAAGGATCGGGAACGAAACCTTTCTGGCGCAGATCAGTTGGACGAACTGCCGTCTGGACCAAAGGCGGGTGGTATCACTCCGGCGAGTTTTGACGGAGACTTTGCGGGCAATGTAGTCGGCTGTTGCTCCAAACCAGTGAGCATGAAGTAATGCACAATGATCCTCAAGCGGGAAGCGGTGGTTTCAGACATACCGACTTCGAGAAGCCGACAGACAAACCACCGAAGCAGTACACGGCGAACGAGACCGTACCCGAAAATGAAATGGGTGCAGAGCCGGTCGATGTCTCGTTTGACAACGAAGGGGACCTGTCCACGAAGTTCATGCGCTAAGAGCCAATGGGCGTTATCGAACTTCCGCACGACTGGAAACCTCGGCATTATCAAGAGCCGATGTGGGCAGCGATGGAGAACGGCATCAAGCGTGCTGTTCTCGTTTGGCACCGTCGTGCCGGAAAAGACCTCACCGCGATCAACTGGTGCGCGCCAGAAGCTTTCCGGCGCCGCGGTCTGTATTGGCATTTATTCCCGACCTATTCCCAGGGACGCAAGGTGATTTGGGAGGGACTGGATAACGGAGGCAAACCCTTCCTTCACGCCTTCCCCGAAGTCACCTGGGCGCGCAAACTCGACGCCGAGATGACGCTCTGGTTGCACGGCGGGTCGGTGTTCCAGGTTGTTGGAACCGACCATATCGATCGTCTCATGGGCGCAAACCCGGTCGGTGTGATCGTCTCGGAATACGCGTTGCAAAACCCCGCTGCTTGGGAGTTGATCTCTCCGATCCTCGCGGCCAACGGCGGCTGGGCCATCTTTCCCTACACGCCTCGCGGGATGAACCATGGCTACGATTTGTTCAAGTATGCCCAAGACCACCCTGACACATGGTTCGCACAGAAGCTCACCGTAGACGACACCCATGTTGTACCCGAAGCGATGCTCATCGAAGAAGAAGAGCGGATGCCGCGCGAGATATTTCAACAGGAATATCACTGTTCATTCCAAGCCAGCCTGGTTGGGGCATATTATAAAGAGCAACTCGCATGGATGGTGGAGCAGGACCCGCCGCGCATTTCAGATCAGGTCAACTGGATTCCAGAGAAAGAGGTATTTACTGCATGGGATCTCGGACACTTCGATTCCACGGCTATATGGATGGGGCAAGTGGTGGCGAATGAGATCCGTTTCATCGACTACTACGAGAATGCCGGCGAGCCGATTGACCACTATATTCAGTACCTTCGCACGCTGCCCTATGTGTTTGGCGATGCGTACCTGCCGCACGATGCCGCCCAGACCTCACTCCAGACCGGCAAGTCCACCCTCGAGATCATGCGCTCACTGGGCGTGCGGACCATCCTGAACCCGAAGGTCAAGCTCTCCGACCAGCACGAAGGCGTGCGCAATATGCTGCGTCAGTCGTGGATTCACGAAACCAAATGCAAGCGAGGGCTCCAGGCGCTTCGCGAGTACGTGAAGCAGTCGATCGAGGGTGAACGAGGCCCAGGCGGCGAGAGGCTCTATCGAGACAAGCCACTCCATAACTGGGCTTCGCATGGTGCGAGCGCCATGGCAACAGCAATGTATGGCTTTCGGCCCGAGCGAACCGGCACATTCAAGCAGCCGGATACGAGTTGGGTGGTATGAGAAAAATCGAGGGGCTTCAGGACTGCATTCGTGAACTGCGTTATGCCCTCGAGCGCGAGACCGAGTTGATTGATCGGATCGACAGGTTCGAGAAGCGGATGGAAGATGTCGAATGTAAACAGGGGTTCATGGCTCGCCGCGATCCCCCGAAGATCCCTAAATTTCCCAAGGTCCTACGGCTGTATGGACTGGTGCCACCAGAAGAGAGAGCCACGGCATGATGGACCCAACAGCGCCGACCCCGCAAGATGAAGAGGAGTCGGACTACTACGGACCCGCGAAGTATCCAGCGCGCGTTCTAGGCGAAGAAGAGATCAAGAGTATCGTGCAGCGCGAGCTTCAGGATGGTCTCGGTGGTCTCGGTTCCCAGGTCAGCGAAGAGCGCCGCATGGCGATTCGCATGTACTACGGGCGTCCGCTCGGAAACGAGATCAGGGACCGCAGCCAAGTTGTCATGATGGACGTCCTAGAGGTCGTCGAGTGGACGATGCCTTCGCTGATGCGCATGTTCACTGGAGGGATGAACATCGTAAGGTTCAAACCCAATCGCCCAGAAGACCAGCAAAACGCGGATCTCGCGAGCAGGTACATCAACTACACCTTCATGAATCGCATGAACGGGTTCCAGATTCTCTACGACTGGTTTAAGACCGCGTTGCTCGAGAAGAACGGAATCGTAAAGGTCTACTTCAAAGAAGAGCGCAAGCCGATTGTCACGTCGTACACCGGGCTTACAGAAGACGAACTCACCGAACTGCTCGACAACGATGACGTTGAGCCGGTGTCTGTCGATTCCCATGAAGAGGAAATTGAGGGTATCGGCCCTGTCACCCTTTACGACATGACCATGCGCGAATGGAAGACGACTCGCGGCGTGGCTGTCGATGGCATCGCACCCGAAGAGTTCATCAGTGCTCGTAGGATGATCGTGCTCGACGATGACTCCCCATTCACGGCTCAACGCAAGAAGATGACCGTTTCGCAACTGGTCTCGATGGGAATTGACTTCGATGAGATCGCCAATCTACCTAACGACGATTCCCCTGAATACTCACAGGGTAGGACCGAACGACTTTCCGAAGATGAAACGTATCCAGTCTCGACTGCTGAACGCTCGGATGTCGCGTCACGCGAGTTGTGGGTGGCCGACTGCTACATCAAGCTCGACGAAGACGGTGACGGATATTCGGAACTTAGACGAATCCTGATCGTTGGCGAGCAGTCGATACACATCCTGATTGACGAGGAGTACAACCAGAACCCGTTCTGTTCGATCACGCCCGTTCCCATGCCACACAAGTTCTACGGCATGTCGCTTGCAGATTTGGTCATGGATCTCCAGCAGATCCGCTCAACAATCCTGCGTCAAATAATGGACCATATCTACCTCAGCACGAATCCGAGACTCGCGATCTTGGAGGGGCAGGTGGAGTTGGACGACTTGCTCACCGTGCGACCAGGCGGACTCGTTCGCCAACGATCGCTGGGTGCCATCGAGCCGATCCAACTTCCGCCTCTTCCCCGCGAAGCGTTTGAAGCACTGACCTATCTCGAAGAGGTTCGTGCGAATCGAACTGGCATTATGGCGCACGGGCGTGAGCTCGACGCCAGTGCGATCAACTCAACTGCTACCGGCCTCGCACAACTTATGGCGGAGAAGCAGCAGAAAATCGAGTTGATCGCGCGAATTTTCGCGAACACTGGGATGAAGGACTTGTTCCGAAAGATGCTTCGCGAAGTGGTAGAAAACGCTACCAAGGAAGAGCAGATCGAGATCAACGGCGAGTGGGTCACGTTCAACCCGAACGACTGGGACACTGATATGTCTCTGGACATTGAAGTGGGTCTCGGTGCCGGACAGGCGATCGAGCGTCTTGCCAACCTCGAGAAGATCGAGGCGAGCCAGGATCGGATCGTGGCCGGCGGTGGTCTCGGGTATCTCGTCAAGCCGGAACACATCTACAACCTCTCCGTGCGCAAGGCCGAGGCCGCAGGGTTCAAGAACCCAGACCTTTTCTTCAGCAACCCGGAGAACGAAGAGCCACCCCCGGAAAAGCCCAGCATCGAAGAGCAGCAGTTGAAATTCGACTCCATCAAAGCCGAGGCCGAGATGAAGCACGATCAACTGTCGCTCGAACTCGAGATGCGGCGCGACTCAGAACTGGTCCGTCACCGGGCCGAAGATTTGGCGATGAAGGAGCGTGTCGAGATGGCACGTATTGAAATGCAGGAGCGGTTGGGTCTCGGTCAGCAACAGGCGATGATCGAGCAAGCCGAAATAAACGCTGCCGGAGATGACAGCGAAGGAGAAGCCAGTGAGTGATCTAGCGAAAAACATCCTTGACGTGCTCGACTCTGGACGTGGCGACAAGCAGTCTCGTCTCAACGAGGTGCGAGAACTCTGTGATGGTGCAGCGAAACCAGCGAAGAAAGCCAAAAAAAAAGATAAGGACGCGCCTTCTGACAATGCTGCGAAGGAAGGTGCGGCGGCTTGACTGATGAAGAACTGAAGGAAGAACAGGACCTTGCACGCGCGCGGCAGGTCCAGCAGTTGCTCGAGGACCCGATCATAGTGCAAGCATTTGCCGACGTTCGCGATCGTCTCACGCAGCAGATGATTAACGCACCGATGGGAGATCCGTCCCTAATTGTTGGGTCACATGCCCAACTGCAAGCATTGACACAGGTCGAACAGCAGTTGCAGCGCGCGATGGAAACGGGAAAATTGATATTGGAGAAAGAAGAGCAGCGTCTCGAGATGGAGTCGTTTCTCGATGAAGACCCCGTAGAATGATGGTACAGGCCTATTCGGCGTAGGAGAACTCTCTTTGGTTTTTGCAATCACAGAAGTGAACGAAGAGGTGCAAAAGGGCTTCGAGAACTATTTAGACCGAACCGAGGGCACCGATCGCCAAGAAAGTGAAGAGCGTTCGGACTCACAGGAAACCATCAATAAAGAAGAGACAGAGACCGAAGAGCAGGAAGAGCAGCAGGAAGAGCAGCAGGAAGAGCAAGAGCAGGAAGAGACCGCGGATGAGGAAGAGACCGCGGATGAGTCGACCGAGACACCGAACGAAGACCAGGACGTCATCAATACCCTTGGCGACCTAGCCACCGTGTTTGAGGTCGAAGAAGTAGACCTGTTGAATCACATCCAGGTCGAAGGGCTCGAGGGGGAAGGCACCGTATCCCTCGCCACCGTGATTGGCAACTACCGCAATGCCCCCGTCGAGAGCGAATCCATGCGCGAGCAGATGGACGTCGAGCGGAAAGAGATGCGCACCGAGAACGACACGGCGATGCGGTCCCTGATCGAGATGACGGCCCAGATGGCACACCGCGTCGAGCAGCACCGAGAACCCGATGGTGGCTGGGCGCGGCTCAGACAGGAAAACGCGAGTGAGTATATTCGACTTCAGGAACTACAGGCACAGGATCGAGAGCAAGCAGGCACCGCCATTGCGCTGATGGACCAGGAAACAGCGCGGCGCAAGAAAGAGGACGATGACGCCTACGGTCGTTTCGTAGAAGACGAGGCCAAGCGGACTTTCCAACTCCGCCCCGACTGGCTCAAGCCAAAGCTCGCCGCTCTCGCCCACAAAGATATCAACGACTACCTCACCGGCCACGGATTTACAGAAGATGAGATCAATGGATTGGTGCAAGCAAAGCAAATAGTCACTGTCTGGAAGGCTGCCCAGTATGACAAAACACAGGCTGCGAAGCCTCGTGTTAAGAAACGTCTGGGCAAGCTTCCACGGAAACACCTGAAGGCTTCTGCTCGGAACGACAGCGCGCGGAGCGATCAGCGCGACAAGAAACGAAAAGCCATCTCCGACAAGTTCCGCAATTCGGGCAAGATCGAAGATGCACTATCGCTTTTTGAGGAGCACATAAAATGACTGGTGAATACGCCAACACAGAAAGCACGCAGGCAACAGGAGCAGACCGATCACAACGTGAGGATTTGATTGATTTGATCTACAATCTTTCACCCACAGAAACCCCCTTCATGCAGATGGCGGGCCGCGGAAGTTGCTCTGCGATTCGGCATGAGTGGCAGATGGACAAGCTCGACATCGCAGCCGACAACGCGACTCTCGAGGGTTTGAAGGTCGAGAACGCCGAGATCAGTGCGTTTGATGCAACCCAGCGCGTCACGAACATGACGCAGATATGGCAGAAGAGCATATCGATCACGGGCACCATGGAAGTCGTGAACAAGGCTGGCCGCAATTCAGAGCTTTCCTACCAGTTGGCGAAAAGAGCAAAAGAAATAAAAAGAGACATGGAATTCACGCACGTCGGACAGGACACCGTTGCGAGCATGGTGAGTGTGGCTGGAGCGACTCGACGCTCGGCTTCGGTCCAGGCTCAGTTTCACAATAACTGGGTTCGCGGACTGGGTGGTGGACAACTCTCGGGGGTTCACATCAACCACAGTGCGGCGGGTGGTGCTGATGGAGGCTACGATCCGTCAACTCTGCTGTTCGTGGCGCCGACCAATGGAACACAGAGGCCACTGCTCGAGTCCGACCTGAAGTCAGTGATTCAGGGTGCATGGACGAACGGTGGTGATCCGACCGTAATTATGTGCGGCCCGTTCAACAAAACGGTGATCTCTAGTTTCACCGGCAACAGCACACGGTTCGATCGTGGAGAGGACAAACGGCTGGTCGCTGCGATTGACGTGTACGTGTCCGACTTCGGTGAGCACCGCGTGGTCCCAAATCGTTTCCAGTTGGAACGCGACGTGATTTGCTTCACGCCAGAACTGTTCACCATGTGTTACCTCCGCCCCTTCCGGCAGCACCAGTTGTCGAAGATCGGTGACACCGAAGAGCGAACGCTTCTTGCAGAAGCAACGCTCAAGGGATCGAACAACGCTGGCAGTGGTTGGGTCGCGGACCTCACGTCCTCGTAAGCCTTCACCTCGGGGTCGGGCTGTCTTCACGATGGCTCGGCCCCACCCTTACGGGAGAATGATGTGACCACGCCACACACAAGAGATTTTAGACTAGCCAAAAACGAGTACGTCATTCAGGTTCCAAAGATTCGCGATACCGGGAACCCTGGTCAGGGTCAGAAGTGTGTCGTGCCATTCAGATCCCGCTGTCGCGGAGTGATGCTGAACATCAAAGACGAGGTAACGGCAGCGCAGACCCTTAATATATTCAAAAACGCCTCACCGCAGACTGGAGGGATAAAGGCGTACACGATCCCGGCCAACACGGGCCCGGACGATGACGGTGATGAGTTTGAGTTCTTGGATTTCTCTCTCGACACCAGGTATGCCGAAGCGGCGGATTCGCTCTACCTGCCTGGGTACTCGATCTCCGTACAGTCTAATGGGGCCGGTGACGCGAACGATACTCACAGCGCTCTTATTATGAAACTTGAGGGAGCGTCTTCCACCGGGTTGATCGCGCATCAGGTTGGTCAGCGCACCAACCAGTCTGCGGCAGGGGACTTCCCACGTCCCGTTTTGATGAATCGGGATGTTGTAGTTCGCGGTGTGTGCTGCAACAACTTTACTTCACCGGACGATAACGACATCTACGGAGTCAGGATCAACGGTGCGGCTACCGTGCCAGTGTCAGAGGGTGTGGGGAGCAAAGGTGCAGCCGCTCCGCCCGATTTTTTCGGTGAGTTCGTGGGTATCCGCAACGTCACACTCCCGAAATTCGATTTGCTGGAGATCCACCACAGCGGAACATCCACGGGAGTGAACGCGGTGCTCGCCTCTGTTATTCTGGCATCGAATGGGCCACTCAACGAGCATTGTTTGCAGTTGGGCGAGATCGCCAACATCACCACACCGAACGTTGACTTCAGCATTCCCGTCACAATGACGGAGCCCTCGATCATAAAGGGCATCGTGATCCACACCGAGGTGCTCACCGATGCCATTGACATCTGGAAGCTACGAGTGAACGGTGCGGACGTTTCTCCATCGGTCACGTTCAGTGGAACGGACGGTCTTGCGGCGAATAGCGGCGAATTTATTGCTGCATCGTCTCGGTTGGAGTTGCTTCCCGGCGATCGGGTGGAACTGCGGTCGGGTGGTCAATCCACGTCTGGAAAAGTTTACGCTGCGCTTGTGATTCAGGTCTAGCCAAATCATGACCACGCCACACACATTGATATCTGGAAGTTGCGAGTGAACGGTGCGGACCTGTCACCATCTGTCACGTTCAGGGGGTCGATTGGGTTGGCTTACCAAACTGGTGAGTTCATTGGGCCGTCGAGTCGAGTCGAGTTGCTTCCAGGGGATCTCGTGCAACTTCGGTCTGGTGGACAGTCATCCGGGGGCTTTGGTGTGGTATACGCTTCTCTCGTGCTTCAGGTCTAGCCAAATTTAGGAGAGCATTATGTACGAAAATGCAATGCGGATCGGCGGGAACAGCAAGCGCCTCGCCTTCACCACCTCGCCCGTGAAGCAATGTTCGTTGATAAGGGGGCTTACATG